GATCGGCGATGCAGGCGCGACGGTCAGTTCCTCGACGGTGCTCGAAATCTCGATGCTGCTTTGAATGTCGAAGAATATCCATTTTTGGCCGGGCTGCCAGTATTCCGGGCTGCCGACGGCCACTTCCGGCGACGTAACGGTAATCCCGGTCGGGTTATCGACCAGACGTACCGCCAAAGTCGTGAACGGCTCTTTCGTTTTAATGAACTGCGTGTACCCGATATTATCTATCCGCAGCGTTGATCCGCCAAGTCCCACGTCTAGCAGTAAATTAGCGTCTTTGTTGAACGTAGGCAGGTAGAACGACGCTTGCTGCCCTCGAAGAGCGAACAATAACGACTTGATTTCCCACATACGCGCAGCCGTTTCGATGCTCCAGCGCTTTTGCGTCGTCGGCGTCGAACGGTCTTCCGTTGACGATTGAAGTATCTCGCCGGTGTCGCCGTCGATACGCGTGATTTTCTGCGTGAACCCTTCGGACAGTTGCCTGTCGACGACGTTTTTGTCGTCAATAACGGCCTTCGAGTTGTGTATGGAGAACCCGGACAAGCTTTGCGCTATAGATGTCGTGTCGTTGTCCAGCGACGTGAACGACACTTTTGTTTTCTGCGCTGTCGACGGGAAGCGAACCTTTTTGACGCCGTTGTTAAGTACGCCCGGAACGACCGGTACCAGCAGCGCCTGCCCGGCGGTGTACGCGTTCCCGGTTCCGCTGCTGAACGTTACCTGCGCCGGCGAACTGCTTACCGTGGATATTTCGAGCGTGTCGGCCGTGCGGTTTCCGTCAGCGTCGAATGATATCGCAACGGCCAGACCGCCGGCGCGAAAGTCCGCATTGTCAGTGGATGTTACGCTGATCGCTGTCGCGCCTATCGGGACGTCTGCGGTCATTAGCCTAGCGTCCCACCACAACGGCACGCCAAAAACGCGGCTGTGCCAGTCGAACATGAACGCGTTCAATTGGTTCCGGGAAAAGTCTGTCGCCGTAAGCGCCTCGAACGATATTTCCTGCCGCGGGTATGTCCGCACTGAAACGCGCTGTTCCGTGCCGTCTGCCGCCTTCATTACGTCGGTCAGCCACGACAGCTTTTCCTTGATCGCGCCGCCGGCGGGCGGAAGCCCGAACAGTATTATACGCGTTCCGGTAATCGGAACAGATACCGACGTTACGTCGAAAACGAAGTCAAGGGTACCATTGATCGTTGGCGGTCCGCTTGGCGAAATCTGAACGGATGCGTTAAACGAAGATTGCTGATTTATTGTTGTTGGCAAGGTAGGTAGGTTCAATACGGTTATGCCCGCGCCTGCGTTGTTCGTGAAAGCCGACCATATCCGATCGTCGATGCGGTACGCGCTATACAGTTCTACGGATTCGACAAGGTTGCTTACAACGTTGCCCAAATCAAGCCGCTGCGGCTCGACGTGTATATTCTCGAACCAATCGAACCCTACGCCCATGCCGTCTATAGGACACTTACCTAGATTAGCGTCGCGCCCGCCTTCCCCGCGCGGTGCGCGCTGCGTGTTTACGTGAACAGCTATGATGCTTCCCGGTGATGGTACGCGCGCTTCTACCGGATTAATTTCGTCCGTGATGTCGTCAATGGTAAAATAAAGCCGGCCAAACTTACCGACCGGAGTCGGCAGCGCAGCGCCCCACCCGCCATACGGTATTAACGCGTTAGGGAATGATCGAAAGCCGACAGCGTACTGAACGCTGTTGTCTATATGCGCGCGTCCGGCGAAAGTAGCCATGTTACGTCGTCACTTTTTTGTAGGCGTACCCGTAGTTGTAGCTCTGTTCCTGATTGAACGACAGCCCTTCGTTGCCCGGTCGAACTACTGGGAAAACAACCCACGTGTCCGCGCCGACTACGACTTCCTGCCCGACGGTTAACCCGTGCATATTTACGGTGCGCATATCCGGCACGTAGCCCATGAGCCGCGCGCGGTCCGGAGCGGAACCGAAGTACCACTGATAGAACGGGATAGGCATTAGCGGCTTGAACCCGTTAAGCGATGATTCTTGCAGCGCCATAAATTGCACGTTCGGCCCATCCATGTACCCGAAAACGAACCCGTTATTTATGTCTTCGCCGTCGTCGTCGTTTGCGGCAGTGGATATCGTATTACGGAAGTATTTCGACGGCGCTACAGTATCCGGGAACCCTTCGGCGTGCCATCCCGGGCCGAACGTGGAGTTGTTCGAGTTTGCGCCATGCAGTCCCATGTGGTGTTGGATGCTGTGCGGGTTATCGATGTAACTGGCGTTCTGGTCCCAGTATCCGGAATAAACGTAGCAGCCGCCTACCCAGTCGCCAAGCTTGTTCATTTGACCGAATCCGAAGTGGCGATAAATGCCGGAACTTCGTTCGACAACGACGTGGATGTAATTGTCGTCTTCGAAAAAATGGTAAGACGGGTACGGCCCGGTCATCATATTTGTGTACCGGTTACTTGTGATAGTGTTCGACGTGTATTCAGCGCCCCCCTGACTTGTCAGCGCAACGTCGCCCACATAGGTCTGAATCATCGCGTTACCGATGTTATTCGTATCCCAGTAGAACATAACCTTGCAGCTTACCCCTGCCTTGCTCCATACCGCGCGCCGCGTGGTTAGGTTGAACAGATCGGCGGTCCATCCCGCCGTGCCGGTAAGGAACGTATTCAGTTTGTCCATTAAGTCGTCTGGATCGGTCGCTGAACCTGTTTGATAGCTCATATTTATTCGTCCTTCACTGCGCCGAACTGCCACGCGTCGGTTCGGTGTACGTTTTTGAACACAAGGTATTTCTGTTCAGGGGACACTGCGTTGTCGATTATTTCGTCTTCGGACGTTACGCCGCCGGTCGATGAACACCAAAATACGCCACTGATTTCACCGATTAGCTGCGTCGACGGTGTGTTCCATATAATCGTCAGCGGGAACAGCGGCGTAATGTCGTCCGGGCTGCCCGGTGTCTGTGCGAGCAACACGGTCGGCGTACCGCCCGCCGTCGATGAGTAGAACGCTGCGCGCCACTCGCGGACAGCGCCCGCATTCGCGCCGTCTGTAGGCCAGTCGGACGTTACGAAGCTCGCCAGCGGCCAGACGTTTCTGTCGCCAAGTGCCGACGCCGTCGTCCCGGATGTCCGGAAGTTCTTTATCGGCCACCATGTGCCATCGGTGAACCGCACCCACATAACCGAAGTCGCCGACGCCGGAATCGCTTCTGTGCTGTTCCCCGCCGGGTCGATCATCGATGAATAATCAATGTTGTTTGCCGCGAACGTGTAGGTGTTCGCGAACGAACTTCCGCAAATCATCAAAGGGTACGGGTATTCGGTCTCGGTGGCGAACGTGTCAAGGAACCCAGCATGGAACCACTGATACGACGTTCCGGTTTTTACAACCATGACGACGCGACGTTCGTTCGCCCAAATCCAATAGGTCATAGACGTATCTTGCAGTGGTACGTAAACTTCCGGGCTCGGGTCCGGCTGATCGTCGAAGGATACACTTCCGACCGGGCTGCCGTCGTCGAAACCGGTGTACCCGCGAACGCCCCACCCAAAAATTCCGGACCCGGAATCCTGATACGACCGGATGCCGAAATACCATTTCCTTTCCGGACTTCCGCCGTTGCTGGCGTCGCCCTCGAAAATCATTTCGGTGGTGTCTGGCGAACTTGCGCCGACGGGCGACGTCGACGTGTCGCGTACCGCAGTCATTGAGATAGTCGGCGACAATCCTGTCAGGAAGTCGCGGAATTCTGTCATGAGTTGCAAGTAACTCGTTGCTGTGCCGGTAGTTTTTGCCATTATGATAATGCCCTTTTGATTGAATCAGGGTTAGACTGTATCACGTTCAATATAGCCTTTTTGCCCTGAGCGCTTTCCATTGCCGCCGGAATAGCCGACGGGTCAGTAATATTTACGATTTCAACGGGAACGTTTACGTTCGGCGATGCCTGCCCGCCTTGACGCAGCTCCCTGTTTGAGACAACTTGCCCAGCTTCGCGCGGTACGAATGCTTCCTGCCCGCGCTCGTTTACAACTGAACCTTGACCGGCCACCAGTGGCCCGCCCGTTGCTCGACTGGTGAATGCTCCAGCGACCGCGCCCAGAAGTCCACCTGCGCCGCCGCCTGCTCCACCAGTTGCAGCCCCTAATATACCCGAAATAATCTGCTGACTCAAGGCTTCAGCGGCCATTCTTTTCATTGCGTCTGCGAAACCCGATACAAGCCCTTCAAGCCCTTGATCAAACGGGTCGAACAGGAAGTCTGCGAACGCTCCCTGGATGTTCCGCGCCGCCGCGATGCTGGTCTGCTCAAGGAACGACGCAAGTTCGCCGCTCGCTGCCGTGGAATCGCGCATTTTTTCCGCTGACTGCTCTACTGCCCGGTTGAACGTTTCCTGCGTGATCGCTCCTACCTGAAGCAGCGACTGCAAGTTCATTACCGTGTCGGCGTACTCTTCCATCGGCGTGCGCACTGACTGCGTGATCGACGCGCCCTCTTCCAGCATGTCGTAAAACAGGTCGCCCGGCAGCATGGCTTCGCCGAATGCTTCCTTGATTTTTTCTACCGGTTCGGTGACCGCTGCCGCACTGACCGCCGGCGCTGCGGTGTCGCCCGTCGCCACTTCTTCGAGCGAATCCGCGATGTCGCGAGCGCCCTTGTCCCACAATTCGACAAGTGATTCGATCGTGCCGGACGTGTCCGCCACCAGTTCTTCGCGTAACTCGCTGAAATTCTGAACGGTTGTGCTGACTGCGTCTGTGCTAACCATGTCCATAATGGCAGCCGCTTCGCTGAATTCGCCCTTCGCGAACGCAACAAGTGCCGCCGCGGTGCCGCCGATAGCGTCGCCCGCGACCTTGAACGGTGTCGTCAGTGTGGTGTACAGTGAATCCCCGAAAATGCCGACTGTGCGCATTGCCACCAGCAGCACGGAAATAAACAACTGCATTCCTTCGGTGACGTCTTCTTCGGGTCCCAGTGTCGCGGAAAATGCCGCGCCCAGCGTGTCTAAACCGTCAGATACGCCCACCAGTGATTCGGCCAGCAGTTGCGACGCGCCGGAAGCTTCTGCCGCGGTGCCTACCAGCCGCAAGAATGAGTTTTGTACAGTGGTCAGCGCCTGCCCGACTGTTACTTCGGTGTTCGCGAACTGGTCTTCCAGCTCGACGCCGCCCTTCAGGATTGCTTCGAAAAATGCCTTCGACGTGATTTCGCCGTCAACGACCATGTTTCGCAGCTTGCCTACGCTGCCGGCTGCTTCCTCGATGCCCCGTGCGGCAGCCTGTGCCAGCGGGAACGCGCCTTCAAGAATACTGTTGAACTCTTCCGCCCGGACGATGCCGGACGAAAACGACTGCGATAGCTGCCGGAGTGCGCCGGCGGATTCCGCCGCGCTGCCGCCCTGGACTGCCAGTGCTCGGCCTGTGACTTGAACAAGGTCAAATAACTGATCCTGCGACGCGCCCAGCTCTTTTGCCGCAATAGACGCCCTGGAATACAGCGACGCCGTCGCCTGTAGCGGCTGCCGGGTTGCCTGCGCGATCTCGAACAGCCGTTCGTTTGCCATGGCAAGTTCGTCTGTGCCGTCTGTAACGACGCGTAAGCTGTTTTGAAGTGTCTGGTAATCGTTGACAAGGCCCAGCAGTTGCTGCGCCCCGAACGCTGCGATAAGTGGCCCGGCAACCTTTTTAAGTTGCCCCATCGCCTTTTCGACGCCGTCGATCGACTTCGCCTGCTTTTTGAACGCACGTTCTGATTCGCCGGTCTTCTTCCGGATGTCGTCAAGCGAACGTGTGACGGTCCGCGCGCCCCTTCGAGCGCCGGAACCGTCAATTGTGACTTCAAGTTCTGCCATTTTCCGCGTACCAGTTCAGATAGACTGTGTCAAGTTTTCCGACGTAATGTGCAAAGTCGGACCGGTCTTCGTCGCTGAAACGCTGAATTGTTGAATACGATACAATTTCCGCGTATCGTATCCCGAATGGCCCGCCCATACTCCATTCCCGCGACTTGTCAAGGTTTATAAATCCATTCCAATATTCTATCAGAAACGGACGTACTTCGGGACGATTCGCGAGCGCTGACGGCTTTTTTCCTGTCTTTTCGTAAATCTGCTGATACTTGCCCAAGAATTTACCGTATTCAAGGTTCCATTCAAGGACATCTATCAGTTTTTTGTTGCGTCCTCGATGTCTTGCAGGCGGTAGGCTTCCATTCCAGAAGCGATTTCGAGTACCACGGAGCGAAAGTCCGTAATGTCGCGCAGATATTTTGCTGCTGTCTCGCGGGTGTACGGTACGTCCTTACCGCCTTCGGTGACGCCTTCCCAGTTCAGCAGGATAGTTGCCGCGTAGACTTCCATCATGATGTCTGTGGATAACTCGCTGTCCATGGTGCCGGACTGCATTTGACGCTTGTACGGCTTCGTTTTGGCGCGAAGCATTTCCGCGTAATGCGGGTTGTTGATTCTGGCAACAAGCAGTTTTGCGCCGTCGCCGATGTCTACCCAAACACCATTATTTTCAAGGTCTTTGTCGGTGGAATACTGTTTCTTGATATCCATGTAATGCTCCCGTGTGTTAAATAATCCGACGGGACCTTCAGGGTCCCGCCGGCCTGTTACCCGACTTTATTTATGCGGTGCCAGTCGGAATTCTGGTAATAGCGAGCATGAACCCGCTTGTTGCGTCGCGCTTCGCTTCGAATTCCATCGAAACGATTACGTCCTGATCGTTGCCGCCGGCTACGACTTCGCCGCTAGTGAATTTAACGGCAGGGAAATCAAATACGTAGCTGTTGCCGGCCAGTGTGGCCCGGAACGATACCGACGTGGTGGTGAAGTCCAGATACCGCGCGAACAGTGACCGGTCCCGGAAGTACGCTTCGATCGTGCCGCTTACGTTCGTACGCCCGATGCCGATTCCGCCCAGCGCCAGCGAACCGATGCACGGCTGATCGCGAAGGTTGTTTTCGACGGTGAACTGAACGTTTGTGAAACACGCCGCTGCGTCCGCAATTTCGACGCCGTCGATGCGAATGTCAGTGATGTTGTCAACGGCCGACATTACGTCGTTCGCCGATACGGCCACGGTAGAAGAACCCGCGGAAGCCGAACTGGCAATAAGTTCCTTGCCCTGGAACGTGAACGAACCGTTTATGATCGCGCCCGGCGCGATGTTCAGGTCCATTGAGCCGACGCGCATACCACTGAAGCGCTGGTACTGCAACGGTGACAGGTCAGAATACAGTTTTTCGATTTGGAACGACTTGCGGGTCGTGCCGTTACTGATATACTGGCCGCGAAGGTTTGCGGAAGCGATTGCTTCTGCGCTGGGCGGTGCCGGGCTGACTGTGATAGTCTGCGGCGACGCCGTGGTGTCTTTCGCCACAACCTTGTATACGCCGTCGTTCGTCGGTGATGCCAGCGAACCGTCTAGCCGCAAGTGCTGTCCCACGACAACATTCAGGAACGGGTCCGGACTGTCGGCCGACGTGTGCGCTAGAATACCGGTGTTGTTTTCCGGCGACGGGTACGAAATCGTTATGCCGACGCCTACAGCGTTGACTTCGGTCGACCAGTCGTCATACAGCGCGCCAACAAACAGCGGGTCGTGAGAGCCGTACGACAGCTCGATGCCGGCGTCGCCGCCCGCGCCTACCTGCGTCCGGATGATATCAGAAACCATGCGGTCACTTCGAATTTCTTCGGACTGGGCGGTTTCTGTGTTCTGCGTCAATGATTCGTTAGTGAAACGGAATTCCGAAAACACTATCGGGCTTGCCACGGGGACTTCGCCCCATACTGTTTCGTTGACGAAGAACAACTGAACTGAGCTTGAATCAGACATTTTGTGTTGTCTCCTATGCGTTTAAATTAGGTAATGGCAATCAAGTCGTCAGCCTGATACGGCGTTGACGCATTATATTGAACCCATGCCCCGTCGATTCCGACGCGTGTCAACCCCGTCCCGCGGAATATTACGCCTGATACTGTACGGCCTTGAAAAATGTCTGCGACGCTGTCAGCCAGTTCTCTTGCCGCGCCGTCCCCGCTCCCGGCGGGAACAAATATTTGAACAACCATGACGCCCACGCGGCGGAACCGACGCAACTTCCCCATAGACACTTGTGTCTGTGCCCCGGAAAGTATGTTCAGCCGAACCCATGCTTCATTTTCCGGCGGCGTCGTTTGGACGTCCCCGTAAGTGTGGGTTATGGTAGGTTGTTCGACGGGCCATAAAGCGTCAAAACGTTGTCGGATTGTGTTTGCATCTGCTGAATGTCCCATAACTTACTATTTTACCAGTCTATAACATTAAAACGCAAGAAGATGTGCGAAAATGTGATTAATTTCGCGGAAAGTATCATGGAAATGTGATTAAGCGAACTGCGCTTGAACTTCTTCGATCGATACCGCCACCATTCCGGCGGGTGCCTGCGTGCTGCTACCCTTTTCCAGCGCCACAATATACTCGACGTTGTTGTACAGGATAACGGTTGAAAACGCCTCGATGTCGTCCAGCGCCGCGAGCGCGTCCGGCTGTATGATCTTTTTCGTACCTTCGATCTCAAGCGCCGCGGTTCCGGTGCCCTTGTCGACGGCCACCTGCCAGTTATTCTGTGACCGCCCGGTTTTTACCGGGTTTTTCTCGACGATAAGCGACAGCAACTGAAACGCGACTTTCTTCAGCAGCAGCCTATGCTTTTCTGCCGTCAAGTCCTTGAATTTCTGAATGTCGACGTTGAATTGGTTCAGGTTTTTGAAGCTTACGCCTTTTTTCGCCACGGGTTACGCTCGCAACTGGATTTCGTAGAATGCGATAACCGTTCCTGCGGACTGTGGCCTGACAGCGACAATCTGGTAGTTTACGGAATCCTTGATCAGCCGATCGCCCGGTGCCGGTGACAGCCCGTCGCCCTTGACCAGCGTTGACAGGTCAGTGGTGCGAATAACTGTGCCATCGATGCGCCCGACTGCGTACGGTTCCGGCGGTGTCGCCAGAACGCCTGTGTCGCTGTTCGTCGGCGTTGTCTTCCCTGTAGCCGCGGAAAATGTCTGCGTTACGGTCCGGAGTGTCGCCGGCCCGCCGAAGTCTTCGATAAGTTTCGTTGCGACGGCTTGAAGCCCGTCAAGTTTACCAGCCATATCAGTTCCTTGATAGTCGCCCGCTAATCCCGTAAGCAGGGTTTAAAAATGGCGCGATGCGTTGCATGGCGTCCCAGTATTCTGTCGTCTGCTTGGCGCTGCCGCCTTCCGACGGTGTCATGTACTGAACTTCCAGACTGCCAGCCTTTTCCTTGCTGGTAACCCGACCGATTGCCGTCTGTAGCGTCAAGGTAACCGCGCCTGCGGCGTCCATCTGCGCGCGTGCGAGTAACATCTGCGCTTCCTTTACCTCGACCGGGATAGCGTTTTCGGCAATGAAGTAGGTGTTCTGCATGTTCAGCGGGACATTCGGTTGATTGTAAAACGGGTCGAAGAAGTCAGGAACCGCCACGCCGCGCCGCGGCCACGTCTGCGCCTG